TTTCACGTTTTTTATTATCTGCGTTTTCTTGTTTTTTCTTTGCCACATTTGCACGACGACTTGCATCAGTAGTTTCAATATATTGTCCACCTGCTTGTTGATACTTTTTACTAACCCAAGCACTTGCTCCTGGATTTGGATAAGAAGAGTACTTAGCCCGTGCTTGTGCAACAAACATTGCATACAATTTTGGGTTAGCAGGTTTACGCATTTACGTCTCCTCCGTAGATGACCAATCTCCGCTCATACCCTATAGCATGAGCGGAGTTAGGTGTTAATAAGTTACTAGTCGTTTACGACTGTTGGTGATTGACGCTCTGTGCGTCCACCTGAACGAGCAACTGTCTCAATCTGAGCGGCTGAGTAGTCGTTCATTGTTCCATGTGCAAACTCACCAAGATAAGTTGGTGCTTCTGCCCATGCAGCAGAACCTACATGTGCACGTTCTGCTAATGTTTCAGCAGCAGATTTTGTATGAACTGGAGCATTACGGTTTGGACGACCAGCCGCAGTGGCAGATCCTTGTTCCATTCCTAATTGAAAATCATTTGGAACATCAGTATCAGTTGCAATACCTTCTTCGAAACGAAGTGGTCCACGGCGAGTTGCATTGTCTGCACCCTTGCGCTCATAAACCTGTGGTGCACGCTCTGGGAAACGAGGTGCTGGTGAAATTGTCATTTATGACTCCTTAAGGATTGATTTGGGAAAGGCCTTTTCCTTGGTAATAGTTTCCACCCTTTTTAGGCTTTTGTGTGGTTTAACTAGAAAAAAGGATTGCTAGAAGTAACAACTTCTGGCATAACTAAATCTTGTGTTAAAGAACATGCTATGCCTAAACTATCCACAAAGTCATCATGGGCGTATGATTCATCAGGTGCAGCCACTAAAAAATTTGGACCCTTATATTGAACCTCAGCATCAACCATCTGTTGATAAAACCGTTTCCAAGTCCGAAGTCGTCGAGTCTTGGCATGAGCAGGCCAAGAAATCATCTGACGTTGAATTAAAGCCTGCAAATGTTTCCACCTTTTGGATTGCTCTGAAGGACTGGATGTTATAGGCATTACTTCTGCTCTTGGTAATAAAAGTTTTAAACGTTGAGCAACTGCGTCACCTACACCGTTAGCATCTACACCAACTGCTAACACATCATAATTACTTAAGAAATTAACAATTTGAAAATATTGTTCTTCCCAATCATCGCCTTGTAGTTCTAACCAGTTAAGGATTCGATGATCAAAATAACCAAACTCGTCAGGACGATCCCAATCAACCCAAACAACAGTAATAACTGTACTGTCAGTTTTACGAGCAGGGTCAATGCCGACAACAACTGGGGTCTTGTGCCATACCTTAACAAGTTCTTGAGAAGTGTCCCCCAAGTTGTCCATAATCGTAGAAGTAACAAACATACCCCTCTCTAGTAACCACTTGCAGTTATAAGACATCTGAAACTCATCGGACTCTTCTCCAATACGTAACATTTCTTTACGAATAAATTTTTCATAATTTGGATTAAATTTTGATACATCTTTCCAATCCCATTGAAAATGATTTTGTCTATTACCTTTAGTAGTTTGTCTTCTACGGTTTAATTGAATAGATCTATAAAAATTATTCTTACTTGTAGTTGGAGTTCCTGTTTTAACCATAGTTCCTGCATAGTATGCAAGCATAGGAGAAATAGATTTAGATACAACAAAGTCGTCTGCTTCTTGACATTCATCAATAACAATTAAATGGAAAGACTTAGATTCAATTTTTGCACGAGGGTTAGCAGTCATCATAGTAATTGTTGAACCAGATTTCTTTAATTTAATTTGACGAGTTACTCCACCAACTCGAACTGCGGAGTCATCGATTTCAACATCACCCATAATATCTATGGCTCTTTCTGATGTTAAACGTGTTACAGCACGACCAAATAATGTTTCAGCCTGTGATTCCGTAGGAGCAAATAGACCAACCCATACTCCATCTTTAAATTTACCTAATAAATCTGGGTATAGTTTTGCAAGACGTGGAAGTAAAATCATTAATGTTGCTACAGTGTCTGCAACAGTTTCAGATTTACCTGACTGACGTGATGCTAAAGCAGTTACTTCTTCGCCATCATTAATAATAACTGATTCCATAATACGACGTGCTAAAGGTTTTTGATACGGGTGTAAATCATGTCCTACCAAAACTTTTAAAAAGTCCATTATTTTATCAATTAATTTATTTACAAATTGTTGAGATAATTCATCTAATTGTTCTTCAAAATTTTCATCTACAGGTGTTTCATCAGTTTGATAAAACTCAGGATTAATTTCCTCAAACTTATCTTTATCGTATCCAGATTCCATAGTGTCCTTATTAAATAGCGAAACCCATCACTAGGATGGGTTAACGCCTGACCTGTAAGAGAGTAAGACAGTTAATCATAACACAGTTTTGGAACGTCGTTTTAATTCTCTAGCAATTGCTTGGAATGCTTCAGCACCCATAAGAATTTCATCAAGGTCTGATTCACTCTGCTGTCTTTGCCAAATTGTAATATGTTTGCCAATTGTGTACATCGACTGCTCCATCCATGAGATCAAATCTGGAGTAGGGATTGTTGCCACCCGCTTCTCTATCCGAGTCTGGGGCTGGTGTCCAACCTGCTTCTTCTGAAAAATCTTCATAAGTTAAATCCCGCCTTTCTAATGCCAAGTTTAATGCTTCCTCCTCTGTTCTAGTACCTTCCCATTTGCCAAGGGCCAAGGCCTTATACCTTGGTAATCGTACTATATAAGGAGTAGATGTCCTATATGGCGGCTCTATCTCTTGCGTCCAGCCACGAACTATAACCTTGAACCCCCACTTAAATGGAAAGTTAGTTAATTGGACAAAGTATTTAGATCCGATGTTATGCACCTTTGGCATTGTTACCTACTCTTTGGTCGTTTTGTATTCTGTCTCTTTGTTCCACTGTAATTTTGTTTGCCTTGATTCTTTAATTGTAGTGCACGAGTTAACCTATACAGAGATTGCCGTGCATATGAAGGAAGGCTATTTACATTTGCTGGACCTCGTGGGTGATAATCTAACTCTTGATAAATATATTGACCCTTTGAGATACGGGCTTTAAATGCCTGCCATTGAACTGGGCTCACCTCGTAGTAGTTATAAAAGGTTCCATCACGAAATACTACAGTAATTACTTCACGGCTCTTGTCATATCCAGCCGCAACTGTGCGTGGACGCTCTGGATTGCTTGTAGAAGTTGGTACAACTGATAGTGGTGCTGGTTCATCAGATTCACCATATTGAGGACCTTGTTCACCAGGAACAATTAATTCACCAGTATCCTCATCAACATCGTATGATTGACGATAGATAGAACGATCAACAAATTGACCTTGCGAATCTACATAGTAGACATCGCTATCTAATCCTGGCGCTAATGCTTGACCTGCTAAATTTCTAGAAGATGCAGTTTTTGTTGATTGGGGATTGTAATAATTCATTGATTCATTAGCATTTAATAAAGATATAGTTTCAAAAAACTCGCCTTTAGATGCGGCGGTAGGTAACCCTGAAAATGGACTCTGTCCTAAAACATTAAACATTCCACGGGTTTCCTTTTTAGAAAACCCGTAGACAGAACCTGCTCCTATTGCTTGCTGTAACTCCTGTGCAGACGGAAGAGCCGCTTTTTTACCACGGGCTGATCCCCCGCCTGCTACACGAGCCATATTAACTATTTACTTATGCCCAAGGTGTAACAGTTACTGTTGCACCAGGTACTACGCTGTTTTGTGCTGCTGCAAGTGACTGAGTCTTAATTGTTGCTGTTGCACCAGTTAATCTAGTTCCAGGTGTAATAGCGCCTGTATCTGCAACTGTCCATCCTGAACCTGCAATAATAAGCGTGGTTCCTGAACCACCAGTTATAGTCCAAGTACCAACAAGTGCTGTTGGAATACCTGTACCTGCTGCAATAGTTACCTTAGTACCTACAGGCCATGTACCTGTTCCACCAGAAACATATACCGTTGCTGCAGTAGTAGCAGTTACGTTAATACGAGTTGGTTGAGTAGCAGTGTTTGTTGCACCTGATGCAGTGATAACAGTTAATGAAGCATCCTTCATTGCGTCAACTGCAAGTGCTGTTGTAAATCCAAGTACTGAAGGTACTAGTACGTAGTCAGTTGTTCCGACTACATCTTCGCCTGCTGTATTTGGTGAATATTGTGGATAACCATTCCAACCTGAAAGAGCGTTGATGTGGCTGTCTAATGCTGGGTCTAAACGATTTGCTAATGCATCTGGGCGAGCATCGTTTGGTTGCATTGGCATATTTCCATATACAAAGTCAATTGCGACCTCACCTGCGGTATCAAGAAGATTACCGTTGTTATTTGTAGCCATTGTTCTTCTTTCTCTAGAGAGTAATTGTTCACCTCATGCGCTTAGAGGCGCATCAAGTCTACTTAAAATCCTCACAGTTATGGTCTTCAAGTTCGATTGTTTCTAGGATAGAGTCACAATCTCTACATTTAAAGAAACGAACATCATCTAGAGCAACATGCAAAGAATCTGAGTGGTATTCGCTCTGATCCATTTGAGGTTCAGCCAAAACCTCTGGAGGAAAAGGTCCTCTAGGACTATGGGAAGATTTTGGAACATAATGACCTTGTACCGCAAATTTGCGAATAAGTTTCATTTATTGTTCCGACTTTTTTGAAGCCTTCTTAACTGGTTTAGGTTCTTCTGGCATTTCAGATAGAGTTACAGCAAGAGTTTCTAACGCACTCTCTTTTGCTTCTTTAAATTCTGTTGTAATTTTTAATAAACCAGCACGTCTTCTGGCATCTAAAAATTTTGGTAAATCTTTACCACAATAAAATATAGAACTATTTTTTGAAATTTGATACTCATACATTGCTTCTTTATCGCAATTAGCACATTTCATTTACCACTCCAATCCGTGAGAGAATTTTTTACTCTCTGTGTCTACATCTGCTCCGCCACTCATTGGTCCTGGACGAGATGGTTCTGGGAATACCCTAGAGAGTTGTTCTTTCATTTGTGGGTCAACCTCTGGATGATCTGAAAGATTTTGGGCTTTAGTCCAAAACTCTGGAGGATACATTCCAAAGTTTCTAAGAATTTGTCCATGAGTTTTAATGGTTGGATTACCAGCAACTTTTACAGCAAAATTTAAAATCTTTTTATCAATAGCAGATAGAGAAGCCTGACGAGAATTATACCCATCATTAAAGTCGTTATATGATTTATGACCCTTATCAATTGCCCCAGCCATTATTGCGGTCTCTTTCCGCCCCTGTTCTTTTTAACAGGAACTCTTCCTGGCTTTTGAGTAGTTGGCATCTTAGGAGTATAACTTGCAGAGATACCTCCGTGTGTAACAGATACCTGTGCTCCTGGTTGTGCAAATCCTTGAATAGTGTTTACAAAATGAGTTGCTCGTTCGTGCTTACCTTGTTCTGCTCTTTCAGAAAGACGAGCCTGTTGTGCTGTATGTTTTTTAGTTGCTTCATAATTAACCGCCCCCATCATCACAGCATGTTCAATGTTTGATGCTTGATGCATGTCTCTTTCTTGACGAGGGTTAGAAACTAATTTTTTACTTGCTTCTAATCCCATTCTAAATATATTAGGACCGCTGCCAATTTGATAAGTCATGGATCTATCATCCCCTATATCTTTTGGTCAGGCTTGGTAACTGACAGAGATTCTTCAATATTAATAAGACGTTCGCCCATCTCTACAAAGGCTTCCATAAGGATTCCCTGGTTATCATATAATTTATTTACTATATCTTTAGTTGATTTTCCACCATTACTGGAAAGTTCTCCATCAAGGCGATTTAATCTTTCCATTACTCCTGCAGTACGATCTCGGCCTGGAGACTCCTCTTCTCCAGACCAATCTCGTTTAAAATCTTCAAACCAAATCATGAAATGTTCAAACTTATCTTTGTAAGGTTGGATTAATTGACGAAGTCCTAATAGGGCTGCGGTTATCACTCCAATCGTTGCAAAGATAGTAATTATCATGTTATTGGTCATCCGACTTGTTTGCCTTTCTTGAAGTTACTTCTTAGCGCCTAATCCGTAGGACGCATCCTTTGGATTTAACGCCTTGGCTAATGGGCCAAGAAGACCAGCAACAAAAGCATTTGCTAAAGTCTTTGGGTCAGTAATACCGCTCATATATAAAGCGGCAACTGCAGCAAGTGATGCACGTAGGTACGTGGCTGCTGCTGCTTGTAATGCTTTCTTATCCATACTTCTCCTTACAAAATGCCCAACCTCGGAGTAAATAGTCTCTTAATCTTCTCGATTACGCAGTGGATACGTAATTGCCCATGCAATTAAAGTTCCAATAATTGCGTATCCAACGATAGTTTTTGCACTTCCATCAAGTACAACCCAAGCAATGAACATTCCTAGGAGTGTCCATAATTGGTCAACCATATCTTTTAGTAGTTTTATCATTTAGCACGTCTCCTAAACGTTCTCTTTGGTTTGTCATTACTAGCAGCAGGACCGCCAGTATTTCCACCACCTTTTGGTGTTGTTCCCCCCGTTGTAGTTCCTGCTGCACTAACAGCAGCATTTGTTGCCGCAGTAGTAGCAGCACCTGTTGCTGCCATTGTTGCTGCATTTATAGCGGCTTGTCCTGCAATAACTGCTGCAACAACAATTTTTTCTGATTCTTGTCTTTCTTCGATTGACATATCAGCACCGATGTTTAACACTGCAGTTAATGCCTGACCTGGATCATTTAAAATTGCTCCAATAAATTCAGCAGGAGATTCTAAAATTTGTAAGGCTGCTGCAACTTCTGCAATAATTATAACCTCATTACCCTTTTCATCTTTTCTAACCTCTACAGGAGTTTCTGCGGGAAGATCCTTGTAAGTAAGACCTGCATCTTTTATATCTTCTTTAGTAACTGCTTCACCATTTGCTGCTTCAATAAGCGCATCTGCAACTAATGCTCTTTCAATAGTTGTAAAGTTGCCGTCATTAGAAAGTGCTTGTGAAAGATTGTTAACTTCAGTTGAGGTAATTTCTCCATCGGCTCTTAATGCATCAAGCACTCGAACTGCATCAGAAGAAGATAATTGGCCATCTGTAACTAAATCATCTACAATAGATACTAGTTCTTCTACAGTTAAAGGTGGTTCAGGTGCAACATCAGGAATTGGTTCAGGCATTGGAGCAGGCTCGGGAGCAACTTCTGGTATTGGCTCAGGAACAATCACAGGTTCTGGGACTGGTTGTGGCGCTTCTTCAACAGGAACGACAGGAACGGGTACGGGTTCTGGCTGAGGCTGTAATGCAGGAGCAGGCTCCTCTACTGGCACGATTGGCTCTGGACGAGGCACAGGAACGGGTTCAGGAGTTGGAACGGGAGTTGGAACAGGCTCGGGCGTTGGTGTTGGAGAGGGCACGATTGGTTCTGGTTGAGGATGAGGAGTTGGTTGAGGTGTTGGAGAAGGAGTAGGTGTTGGAGTATGTGTTGGAGTAGGTGTTGGAGATGCAGTTGCAGTGTCTGTTGGTCCAGGAGTAATTGTTTCAGCAGTTACAACGGGTGCAATATAAACTCGAGTAAGTCCTGCTTCTTCTAAGGTAACAACTCGTCCATCAGGTAATCGAACTCCTGTTCTAGTATTAAGTCCTTGTTGAACATCAGAAAGATAAGTAATAGTTAAAGTGTTATCAGGATTAATTGCAGCCGTTACAACAATTGTAGAGAGTGGATTAGCACTAGCGTTCTGTCCATAAGGTCTAACTGCTAAATCAACTTGAAATCCTGCTTGGCTTGAAGTAATAATTAAATGCTCATCAACCGCTCTCCATCCAATGGGATAATAATTAGATGGATTCGGATTAGCAGGATCAAGAACTACCCAATCGTAAGCATTAACTGAAATTGAAGTAGTTCGAGGAAAGTTTGCAAAATCATTATCTTGACGTCCAAAAACAATAGTTGAATTAGTTGTTGCATAGACAGCGGTGTACGTATCCCCTTGAAAATTAATAGCCGTTGGAAGTGCTACTTGATAAGATACGTCATCTCCACCACATGTATCTTGAACAATCACGGGAGTAGAAGAAGCAGTTATACCATCAACAGATGCTGTAATAGTTTCTGTATTTAAAACAGTAGCAGAAGTTGCCGCAGTCGCTATGGATTGTGCGGTTGTTACACAAGATGCTTGTGCTGTTGTTCCTAGTAGTACTGGAAAGAAAGCGTTAAATAGTAGAACGTTTAGTGCTGCGAATAGACGCAGTTTAGTCAATTATTCCCCTCGGAATATTAATGCCCAATTATATTATAGCGGTTTCCAATTTTTATTTATTATTAACTTACTTGCATTATTTTGAGAATTTACAGATTCACCCTGTACACCCTTACCACGAGATGCCCAGGAAACAATGCTTGGATTTGCTTTTGATTTAAATCCTAAATTACTGTTAAAATTAAATTCTTGTTTTCTAGTACGACGATTTGGATTAATAGATAACGTTTTACGATTTAATTTGTTTGAACCAAATACAGAATCCATTAACTACCTAACCCACCAACAAACCCAGCGGCTGTTCCACCACTACCTGATCCATTTGTGTCTGAAGCAGACTGACCAGAATCACTCATTGGTTGATCTTGATCTTTAATATTTTCATCGGGATTTGCAGATCCCATGGCACCAATCATATATGGGTAATTTCCAAACCAATAACCATTACCAACATAACCAGACTCACGTTTACGTTTAAATCTACGGCGTTGAGTTTCTTCTACATTTTCAGCATTATCAAATTGAGCAGAAAGATTACTTGCTGTTTGTCCTACACCATATCTTCCATAAGAACCGTAACGACCACCAAAGATTCCCTTACCAGTTCTATAAAAATCACTGCCTGCCATAATTAAAAACTCCATCTGGATCAAATACAACAAGGGATTGATTTACTAATTTATTATTAGTTTCTCTTGCATGATGTCCACAAAAGTATAATTCGCCATTTGATAGTGTTGCACGAACCTTAGCCTGTGCCCCACACTTATCGCAGCGGTCAATAATAGTTAGAGGTTTGTGAGTATCAACCGAAGTGGTCATTAAAAGAAACCTGGTTTAGGTAATGGCGTATTTGCATTAGGAGCCATACTATTCTGAAAAGTAGATTCTTTAATTGGAGATGGGCCAAGGAACTTATCTTTTATAGGCATGGCACCCATCTTAGTCATACTTGATTGACTTGACGCAAATTGCGTTGTGGATAAGTTACCGTTCATAGTCATATTTTGCCTTCTTTATTGAGTAGTGTATGCTCATACCAAGGAGGATAATTATGAAGTTATTTAATGTACTTAAGGCATTCTGGTGTAAGCATGTTAATACTGAAAAAAGTTCATGCCCCTTTACTGCTAAAACCTATGAAACAT